ATTTCGAGAGCTTTGCAGATTTTCAGTAGTATTTGTACATCAGCTCTGGCGCTGTCTCTTGTGATAAGATTGTTTAACGTTTGGGGTTTGATTCCCGCTCTGTCAGCTACTTCCTTTTGTGTCAGACCTCTATGCTTAATAATCTCTTCAAGTTTCTTGCCAACAGCCATAATATCATCTCCTTAAAAATAAAGTGTAATTTGATTATACCACAAATGCCGAAAAAATCAACTAAAAATCCACAATTGATGTGTAATTCGTTAATATAAACAATTAAATGCATCAGCTTTTGTTGACTTATCCAAAAATCAACAAAAGCTGATTTTCTCTATTGACAAATCAGCTTTTGTGTAGTATTATATGTTCAGCAAACAACAAATGCTGATTTTATCATATTCAGAGAGGGGGGAGAAAGGATGTATAGCAATCTTATCGGTGTTATCGCCGTCCGCAAAATCTCCAAAGTTGATATAGCGAAGGCTATGGGAATCGACCGAAGCACTCTGGAAAATAAGTTGAGGGGAAAATCTGAATTTTCTATATCAGAAATGTATTTTATCCAGCACAAGTTTTTCCCTGATGTTCAGAGAGAAAAACTCTTTGAAAAGACGGAAGTTGTTTCCGCCTGACCGCAGCACAAACCCGGCACACCCACTGAGGGGGAAAGGAAGGAGGGAGAGAATGGAAAATCATAAATTATTACCCTGCCCGTTCTGCGGTGGCAATGCGAAAATGTCGCCGGCGGCATTTGAAAACAAATACCTCGCACATAAATATGCGGACACGGTCGGGATACGATGCATCAAATGCGGCACATCAACACCGCCTCTAAAAAAAGAAGATGCTGTCGAGCTATGGAATTCGAGATACTATGAGCTGGGCATCGATCTGAGCCAAGAAACACCCGGCAGGGGCGGGGGAAGAACGTAAGGAGGCGAACCCGATGAAGAAGAACCTGATCAAGGCAGCCCGAGTGATGCAGGGGCTCACCCAGACCCAGCTCGGGAAGAAGATCGGCAAAAATCAAAGCTGGGTGTCAGCAGTCGAGAACGGCGGCCTTGGAGAGGCCAATCTGATCGACGTCCTCCGGCTCTGCAAGGTCCTCGGGATCTCGCTTTCAGAAGCCGCGGAAAGTATAGCGTGAGGAGGTGAGAGAGTGCCCAAGCGAAGTTTTGAGTATATGCAAGGATACAGAGACGGCGTTAACTCCGTCATAGATCCGATAAACGTTGTTCACCCGATACACGTTGAACTTGCAGGAGGTAATCGGTTTTACTGCTCGGGCTGTGGAGTGCCGAAACAGCGTATAACGTCAACAGATATGTACTGCCGGCACTGCGGAGCGTTTATCGACTGGGACAAGATCAAGAAAATCAAGGGATATAACATCCAAGGAGGTGAAGCAAAGTGACCGACGAGACCAAAGCGGGCATCCTGACGATCGCCTGGAGCCTCGGCCTGCTGACCGGGGGCATCATCGGCGGAGCGGTGGGCGCAGTCATTGCCGTGACGGCAACGCTGATCTTCACCGGGACGCTTTACAGCTCGTGGCTCATCGAGCGCACAGAGCGCCGCCTTGCCCGCTACATAACCCACACCGGCGAGCAGATCGAGAAGGAACACAGGAGGTGAGTAAATGATATCAATACAGATCGAGAATAACGGAGTGCATCTGACGATCAAAAACGAGGAGCTGACGGACATTGTTAGGGGAGCGATAACAGCCGTCGAGGCGATAGCGGAGTCGATCGAGCGCAACACCTCCGGGAGGATAACCTCCAGTGAGGCAATGTAGGGGATCGGCATGGCGATCATCTGCAGAGCCGAAACTGACCGCGATATGACGGTGATCGACCTGAACGCTCTCGGAAAGGAGCTGACGCTATGAAAACCCTACAGCTTAGAACAGACGGCTCGGTCAGGTGCATCGACATCGAAAACACCCTCCAGGCTTTCCGGGCGGCTGTCGGCGGTTACATCGAGACGGTGTCGCTGGACGAGCATACCGCTGTCGTGGCGGACATGGAGAGACTTCTCAAATGCAAGCCCGTGAACCTCAACGCATCCCTGCTGGCGGTCCGCCGCATACACGGTGACGTGTTGGTCTGCGGCATGGATTTCGACCGCTTCACCGACCTGTCGGACGAGCAGCAGACCGAAGTATTGAACACTATCGCAGAAAGGAGAAAGTTAAATGACCTGGACAAGTGACGAAGTCGGCAGGCTCCGGGAATATCATACCGCAAGGATGACCGTCTCGGAGATCGCCGGGAAGATGCAGAAGAAGAAATCCGACATCCGGCGCAAGCTGGTGGAAATGGGCTATCTGCCTATCGAGAAGAAGCCCGAGCCGGAGAAAAGCGAGTTTCTGAAGGGCGGGCCGATAACGATACCCCGCCGGGAGTACACGAAGATCACCACGGGGATCGAGAAGCGGGTCTGCGAGCTGCGGGAGCAGTGCTTCACTACAACGCAGATAGCTAAGAAGCTGCACATAAACAGCCCGCAGACAGTGTCAAACATACTCAAGCGCAACGGCTATCCCACCGAGCGCGGAAAATTTCACAAGGAAAACAAGGAGGAAGAAATGAAAGCAGCACAGATCAACGAAGATTTCGACAAAGCGGTCAATGAGATGATCGCGGAAGCAAAAGAAAAAGAGCCTGCATCTGCGGCAACAGATACAAGCTCAGTGACCAAGGAGGTCAATAGTTTAACACAAGATAATGATACCACAGAAACGCCGGAAAGTCAAGCCCCGGCTCTCACCGGCATCAAGATGATGATGGAGGTCGAAGCCATGCTGAGCGAGGTATTCGGACGTGATGCGGAGATCATCGACATCAATGCCAACGGCGACCACTGCGATATAGGCTTCACTTATCACGGCAGGGAGTACAGTATGCTTTTCGCAGAGCGCGAGGAGGTGCCGAGCTATGGAAATGATAAGCATTGACCGCCTCTATCCCCACCCGCAGAACCCTCGCCGGGAGGTGGGCGACATCTCGGAGCTGACGGAGAGCATCAAACAGAACGGAATCTTCCAGAACCTCACCGTCATCAAGGGCGGGGCGGGAGTGCCGGAGGGCGCAGAAGGATATACCGTCATCATCGGGCACAGACGGCTTGCCGCCGCAAAGGCCGCCGGGCTGACGGAGCTGCCCTGTTCCGTGGCTGAAATGGACGAGCGCACCCAGGTGGGGACGATGCTGCTGGAAAATATGCAGCGGCAGGATCTGACGGTCTGGGAGCAGGCGCAGGGCTTTCAGCTGATGCTCGATCTGGGCGAGACGGAGCAGAGCATTGCGGAGAAGACCGGATTCTCAAAGGCCACTGTCCGGCACCGGGTAAAGCTGCTGGAGCTGGACCCGGACGAGTTCCGCAAATCGCAGGAGAGACAGGTGACGCTTTCGGATTACATCCAGCTTGAAAAGATCGAGGACAAAGAGCTGCGCAGCAAGGTGCTGAAAAGCGCAGGCACATCAAATTTCAAGTGGGAGCTTGAATCCTGTCTGCGTCATCAGCGGCAGGAAAAGATCACCAAGGAGTGGCTCGACTTCATTGACGACCTGTTTATACAGTTCGACTACGACCGTAACCGTGAGATCGTCAAGACCGTCTATATGACCCGGAAGATGACTGACGAGGACAGAAAGGAACTGCGGGAGCTGGCGGAGGACGTGGAAAACGACTACTGCTACACCAAGGGAAACACCTATCTCTACATTATGGGAAAGGAGCGCTCCGAGCCGCTGCCGGACTACGAGGAGGAGAACCGGCTGCGCACCGAGCGGGTGGAGCGTATCCGGAAGGTAGAGGCACAGGCGGCAGCCCTGCGCCGGCAGTTCGTCAAGAACTACACGCCGGATAAGAAAAACCTGCCCGTGCTGATAAAAGCGCTGTTCACCCTCGAGGCTGACGTATATGATCTGGACGAAGAAACGTTCGCGGAAATGCTGGGAATAGCTGTGTCGGAGGAAGATACCTATATCACTGATCTGCCGGAGTTCGACGAGCTCCTGCGCAAGTGCCCGAACAAGGTGCTGCTTGCGGTATGCTCCGTCAGCACCGAGGACTGTATGCTGGCCGTCCACGACTGGTACGGCCGCCCGGAAGAAAACCAGCGTCTCAACGACTGGTACGCCGTGCTTACCGACCTCGGCTACTCTATGTCCGACGATGAAAAAGCCCTGCTCGACGGAACGCATGAATGCTTTAAGGAGGAAGAAAAATGATCGAAAAAATCTCAACGCTGAATATGACCCGTGATGACTGGCTCGCTCACCGGCGAAACAGCATCGGCGGCTCGGACGCTGCAACAATCGTCGGCCTGAACCCCTGGAGCTCACCTTACGAGCTCTGGGCGGACAAGCTGGGCAGGATACCGCCCAAGGAAGAAAACGAAGCTATGCGCATCGGACACGACCTTGAGGAATATGTTGCTGAGCGCTTCACAGAGGCCACAGGAAAGCGCGTTAGGCGCGAGAACCATATTCTGCGTGAAACTCGTTATCCCTTTGCTCACGCTAACGTAGACCGCCTTATCGTAGGCGAAAAAGCCGGTCTTGAATGCAAGACGACCTCCGTCTTGAATATGCGCAGATTTAAAGACGGCGATTTTCCGGCAAACTACTACGTCCAGTGCCAGCACTACATGATGGTGACCGGATATGATACCTGGTATCTTGCAGTGCTTGTCCTCGGCAGAGAGTTCCTATGGTTTGAGATCAAGCGGAACGAAGAGGACATCGCTGCTCTGATTGAGGCAGAGAAAGCATTCTGGGAGTATGTCGAAAAGCAGGAAGCTCCTCCGGTAGACGGTACCGATGCATGCGGCAGAACACTCGATGCGCTCTATCCGGAAAGCGATACGAATGTGAGCATTGATCTGACTGCTGTCGTCAAAGAGCTGGAGCGGCGTTCGGAACTATGCAGTCAGATCAAGACGTTGGAGGAACAGAAGAAACAGTGTGAAAACACGATCAAGGACTTCATGCAGGAGTGCGAAAAAGGCTCATGCGAGGGCTACAAGGTAAGCTGGAAGTCCCAGGAGCGCACGACCCTCGACAGTAAGAAGTTGGCCGCAGACCACCCGGAAATCAATCTGACGGCATATCAGAAGACAAGCACATCAAGAATAATGAGAATCACGGAGGAAAAGAAGAATGGCTAACGAAGGGATTATCAAGAAGTCTACAAGCGAGCTTGCCGCCAAAAACGGCAAGCCGAAGACACTCAACGACTACATCAAGGCTATGGAGCCGGAAATCAAGAAGGCACTGCCCTCGGTGATAACGCCGGAACGCTTCACCAGAATGACGCTCACGGCAGTCAGATCGACGCCGGGGTTGGCTTCCTGTGAGCCGCTGAGCTTCCTGGCGGCAATGATGTCCGCGGCTCAGCTCGGACTTGAGCCGAACACTCCTCTCGGCCAGGCGTATCTGCTGCCTTTCAAGAATACCAAGAAGGGCATCACAGAAGTCCAGTTTCAGATAGGCTACAAGGGACTGATAGATCTTGCATACCGCTCTGGAGAGGTTGAGATCGTCCAGGCACAGTGCGTATATGAGCATGATACCTTCGAGTGCGAATACGGCATAGAGCCTAAGCTGAGGCACATTCCCGCCGACGGTAAGCGCGGAGAGCTGATCAAGGTATATGCGATGTTCCGCACGAAGTCAGGAGGATACGGCTTTGAGGTCATGAGCGTTGACGATATCAGGAAGCACGCTCAGAAATACTCTAAGGCTTACAGCTCCGGCTACAGTCCCTGGAAGACAAACTTCGAGGAGATGGCTAAGAAAACGGTCCTGAAGAAAGTGCTGAAATACGCTCCACTCAAGTCCGACTTTGTACGCAGCGTCGTCCAGGACGAGACTGTCAAGTCTGAACTGTCGAAGGATATGTTTGAGGTGCCTTCCGAGCAGATTGACTACGTTGATGTCCAAATCGATGAAGAAACCGGTGAAGTAAAGGAGGGATAAGGAATGGAAAAGCTGTTTTATTTTGACATCGAGGACGAGTATTTCGAGGATATTAGGAACAACTTTAACGCCGGAGTCAATTCGATTCTGGACAATATGAGCCAGAAGAACGTCAGCGACGGAGAGCTCACGCTTAACGTCAAGATATCTCTCGAGAATACGATCGTCACCGATATCGACGGAAATCTTAAAGAGATCCTCGTGCCGACTATACATCACAAGGTATCGACCAAGATGACCGTCAAGGCCGAAGAAAAAGGAGAAATCCTTGGAATGACCGAACGCGGGTTCTTAGCGATAACGAAAATCAAAGACAAATTCGCCCTAGTATCGGTCCCTGAAGATGCAACGCAGGTCGCCATAGAGGACATAGGCGATGCTTAACCGAGTAATACTTATGGGCAGAATCACCCGCGACCTGGAGCTCAGGCAGACCCCTTTGGGGGTCTATACCTTGAGCTTTACGGTGGCGGTGGATCGGAATTTTCAGAAGCAGGGCGAGGAGCGTCAGGCTGATTTTATCAGCTGCGTTGCCTGGCGCCAGCAGGCGGAGTTTATCTCTCGGTATTTCGGCAAGGGGCGGATGATCGCCCTCGAAGGTACGCTTCGCACACGCAGCTACGAAGACAAGAACGGTACGAAACACTTTGTGACCGAAGTGTATGTTGACAACGCCTCTTTCACAGGAGAAGCAAAGCAGCAGCCGGATGACAGGCCAGCTCAACGTCAGCAGCAGTACGGTCCCGAGTATGAGTACCGCAGGCAGGAGCCTGGGACGGGTTCGACGAAATCCGAAGAAAAGATCGTCATGGAGTCGATAGAAGAATACGGTGTCATAAGCGATGACGGGGTACCGTTCTGAGGAGGCTAAATAATGGCGAGGCCAATCAAAAACGGCTTGCTGTATTTTCCTCTGGATACTGATTTTTTTCAGGACAAAAAGATAAAGGTCCTCAAGGGCAGATACGGATCTAACGGAATATGTGTTTACCTGTATCTGCTCTGTGAGATCTATAAATCTGGATATTATATCACGCTGGACGACGATCTGGTCTTATGCTTATCCGGAGATCTCAACATTTCCGAGGATCTGACAAGGCAGATTATTTCATTCTTGCTTGGCCGGTCGCTACTCACAGAGATTAACGTGAGCACACTTGCTAAGTCGGACGCTGTTTTGACTGCTAAATCCATACAGCGACGGTATCAGGAAGCCATGAAAGGGCTTAAAAGAGACATCGCTGTAAAAGCTGAGTATTGGATTTTAAATGAAAACGAAACGCTCAGCTTTATTAAAGTGTTCCCTGAAAACAATAAATCCAAGAAAAACAACAATAAATCCGAGGAAAACAACAGTAAATCCGAGATTAACCCGACAAATAAAATTAGAAGAAATAAAACAAGAAGAAATGAAATAGAAAGACAGACAGAGCCGCGAAACTTTTCTGTTGTTTCTTTATCCGACGATGAACGAGCGGAGCTCGTCCGTCTGTCCGACAGTCTGTCGGTCGAAGTGTACATCAAAAAAATAATTGCATGGCAGCAGGAGAAGAAACGGATGTGCAGCAAGCCGTTCATCACAATCAAAAAATGGATTGAAGAAGATAAAGCCAAGCCTTCAATCCAGAAGCCACGGAAAGAAACATCCTACGATCTCGATGAGTGGGAAGAATTTGCCATGAACTTTGATCCAAGAGAAGGAGGAAGGAAATGAACGGATTGACATTCACCGTTCCAGGCGAACCGGCCGGAAAAGAAAGGCCGAAGTTTTCGACGATCAACGGGCACGTTAGAGCAATCACACCAAAACGGACGGTAAGCTACGAGAATTTTGTGAAGCTGGCGTACAGCCAGGCTTATCCCGGAAGAACTCCACTCGAGAAGGACGTTCCGCTGCTGGTGACTATCAAAGCATACTTTAAGATGCCCGCTTCGGCAAGTAAGAAAAAGCGCCAGGCTATGCTCGAGGGCAGGATCAGGCCGACCAAGAAGCCGGACTGCGACAACATAGCGAAATCGGTGCTGGATGCCCTCAACGGCATAGCGTACTACGATGACAGCCAGGTCGTCACGGTGACGGTGGAAAAGCTATACTCGGACACGCCGAGGGTGGAGGTAGAGATGGAGGCAATTGAATGACACCCGCTGACATCAAACGCAACCTGAACAAGCCGGTGATCTTCCACGAGAGCCGGTACGGAAACGGAAACGAACATAAGTATATACTCACCGGCGCCACGATCAGGCTCGGAGAAGACGGATTTTTTTATCAAGCTGAGCTGACTGATATGACGTTTGATCGGAGCATAGTGATATGCAGGCTGGATGAGATTGAGGAGATGACCGTGAAATGTCAAAGCAAATAACATCTAAGCCCCAGTACACACAGATCGTCAAGCTGTTCAACAAGCTCACCGGCGCCCGGCAGCTGTGGGAACTGTGGCAGGACGGAATAACGATGTTCGCTTTATCGATTTCAAATACCGTCGATCACCGATTCCGGGATAAGCGGGAGCAGGAATATGTCGAGATCGCTCACAAGTACAGCAAGGGGGAAATGCAGGTCTTTGTGGAGATCTTCTCCGAGATCGTCAATCAGCTTGAGGCTGATCAGGAGCAGGATTTCCTCGGTGACTTGTATATGCAGCTTGACCTCGGCTCGCATTGGCACGGGCAATTCTTCACCCCGTACAACGTCTGCCAGGCAATGGCTGAAATGACCTTTGAAGAAATATCAGACGTTTCCGAGGTCAAGCCCATATCGGCTATGGATTGTGCCTGCGGCGGCGGGGCTCTGCTGATAGCAGCAGCGCACGCCTACAGAAGAAGCATCAAGAAAACCGGGCTCAATCCTCAGAACTATTTGAGCTTCTACGCACAGGATATAAGCAGAGTGACTGCTCTGATGTGCTATGTGCAGCTCAGCTTGCTGGGATATGCGGGCAAGATCAAGATAGGAGATTCACTATGTAATCCTCTTGTTGATGCCGACAACGGTCCGGATATATGGTACACTCCGATGTGGTTTTCTGATGTCTGGACGATTCGGCGGATGATAGGAAGAATCGAGGAGAAGGTGATAAATTGAAAGAAGAGCTGATCAACGATATTGTATGTATGATAGGCAGCCTCGGAGTTGATACGGAAGGGATAGCCGAAAAGCTCTACATACTGATGAAAGATGTTACTGTCACCAAGACTGAAACCGCTCTTGCTGTTCGTGATGACGCTCAGAATGACAGGCTGTTGCGGCGCTTTCTAAGTGCAAAAATGGTCAAGGGCTGCACTAAGCGGACTATCCAACAGTACGGAAAAATGCTTCAGCTCATAATGCGGAAGTTCGATAAGCCCGTCACAGACTATACAGCGGACGATATCAGGCTTTATATAGCATACAGGCTTACACAGGATAAGATATCAAAGGTCTCGGTGCAGAATGAAGTACGGTATCTGCGCACCTTCTTCGCCTGGCTTTTTGCTGAGGAGCTTATCCCTAAGAACCCGATGCTGAAGGTTGACAGCATTAAGATCGACAAAGTGAAGAAGAAAGCCTTTACCGAGATAGAGTGTGAAAAGCTCCGGCAGGCGGCACGTTCCGGCATGGAGGCCGCAATAGTTGAGGTGCTGCTGTCTACCGGCTGCCGGGTGTCAGAGCTGTGTATGATGAAGCGTGACGAAATAGACGGTGACAGGATAATCGTTCACGGCAAGGGCAACAAGGACAGGACCTGTTTTCTGAATGCAAAGGCGCAGATAACCCTGCAAGCGTATTTCAAGGAACGCAAGGACGATAATCCATATATCTTCCCCAAAGGGATATATGATGCAAAGCTGACCAAGAAAAACGTTGAATGGTACAAGAATCCCGCATTGATCGGCAATGGAATGAGAGATAAGGGCGGGATAGAAGCGATAATCCGCAGAATGGGTAAGCGAGCCGGTGTCGAGGGCGCTCACCCTCACAGATTCAGACGGACCTGTGCTACCTTCGCTCTCCAGCGGGGAATGCCGATAGAGCTCGTGTCCAAAATGCTCGGCCATGAGCAGCTCACGACCACGCAGATCTATCTTGATCTCAATGAGAATGATCTGGCGCTGGCACATAAAAAGTATGTAGTATAGGGGGTATGAGATATGCTCGATCTGGAAGGCTTTAAAAACTACCTTTACGAGGAAGAACTTGCTCCGAACACTATCGACAGCTATATGACCGGCATTCAGCAGTATTCGGAGCGGTATGCGGAGATCACCAAAGCAAATGTACTTGAATTCAAAGCCGAGCTTGCCAAGCAGTTCAGGCCTGCTACTGTTAATCTGCGGCTCACGGCTATCCTGCGGTACTGCGACTATAAAGAGATCGCTATGAAGGTCAAGAATGTCAAAGAGCCAAAGAAAACACATTTTGAAAACGTGATCACGCCGGAGCAGTACGACAGGCTGATCTCCGGCCTGAAAAACGACAACGATGAGCGCTGGCTTGTGAACATCAAAATGCTTGCAAAAACAGGAATGCGTATCAGTGAGGCGATCAGGGTCAGAAAATGTGATCTTGAAAGAGGATATGTCACGATGCCCACCAAGGCGCACATGAGGACAATATACTTTCCGAAATCTCTCGTTGAAGATATAAAGCCCTGGCTGAACAAGCTGAAAGACAATGATATCGTGATGCAGAATCTTTACGGCAGACCAGTGACAAGCAGGGGCGTCTCCGAGCGGCTTCTGGACTTTGCAAGGAAATATGGCATTCCGAAAGAGGTAATGCACCCGCATTCGTTCCGTCATTTCTTTGCTATAGAATTCATCAAGCGGAAGAATGACATATCTCTGCTTGCTGACCTGCTGGGTCACGGAGATGTTAAAGTGACGCAGATATATCTTAGACAATCGCAGGAGCAGCAGCAGAGGGCAGTTGACGAGGCTGTGGATTGGTGAGGAGGAAGATTAAATGCCGAGATATATTGATGCAGACAAAGCAGATAAAACGCTGCACGATTTGTTGAATATGATTGAACAGGAAAAGAAAACCGCAAAAAATGAAGGAGAACGAAAAAGGAAGAGTGACATAGCAGCAGGCATAGTGCTTGCAATCAATGCATTGCGTGATGAACCAAAAGTTGATATATGGGAAAAAACGTGTGGATATCGTGATTGAGGTGAAAACAATGATAAAGATAAATATTGAAGAAGATAGAAGCTATGAGACAGTTGTTATAACTGATCATACCGAAGATGACTATTACAAGCTGCGTTCTGCTTTGTTCACTATTACCAGCGCTGCGCTGAGGCAGAAATTTACTTCCGAACAGATAAAGTCGGCAATGGAGTACGCTGAGGAAGTTGTGCGCAAAGCAAGAAGAGAGATCCAGGAGAAAAATAAGCGAAAAGTGCTTCATATTTCAATCGACATCGAGGGGGCTCTTAAATGCCCGGAGGATTTCATCGGCTGCTTGATCGATGATAACGGCAGAGAGCTTACCGATGTTGAAGAGATCAAGGCTGTGTTCCGACACGAGCTTGAACTTGGACACAGGTTGATGCCTACCTGCGGATGCACAAACTTTGATCCGCAAAGAGGCTGCCTTGGATGCGAGATAGAAGAAGATAACGAAAGCAGCCACGGGTTCAAAGTGGGCGAGTACATCATTTACAAGAACGGACAGAGCTATGAGATCGGCAGAATCAAGCGCATTGTAGAAGACGGAGCTTTTGTGTGCTATTCTGGGGGCGAAACGGCAGCAAAGACACCGTTCTACTGTATGCATAAGATCGTCAACGGTTATACGATCAAGCGAACTACCCTCGGCGGAGAATGTTTCTGAAAGGAATTGGGGCGAAAAATGGCAAAGAAAACAATAGAATTGCCTTGTGATGTCGGCGATACTGTCTATATGATAACAAACTATGTTTCGGGCAGGAAACTACTTGACAGGGCAATTATAGAGGGACAAGTAGATCGCTTTATCATAGGTGATGCGGGTATCCCGATGGCAGATATTTGTACTTGCGATGGTAGGTGGTACATTGCTTGTTCCCCCTCGGAATACTACGTCGATAAATGCGAAGCAAAGGCGGCTTTAGAAAGAGGTGCGAAAATGGACGGAGGAGAGGACGATGATAAAAATGGCAAGTTCAAACATCAAAGTAACGTGCATAACTGGCGAAGAGGTACTTGACAAGCACTGGGAAGAATGCCGTCAGATCGCTCTCTACGATGACGAGCTGAAAAAGGCGCAGGCACTTCTCCGGCGGGTCAAGGCCGTCCATGCGGCGGCGATCAGAAATGGAGATGCAGCGGTGAGCGCTCTCACCAGCAGGCTGCTTTATGACATCGAAAAGCTGGAGGGTGAGAAATGAAATCGGACGAGGGAAAGATCAGACCGACGCTGGTGCCGGTGTCGCTGGTGAGGTCTGTAGCAAGGGTGCGGGAGTTCGGCACCCGGAAGTACGGCGACCCGGAGAACTGGCGCAAGGTCGAGCCGCAGCGCTACCGGGACGCACTCTGTCGGCATCTGCTTTCCTACATAGAGGATCCGGAGAGCAAGGACGAAGAGTCGGGTCTGCCGCATCTGTGGCACTTAGCCTGCAATGCGGCATTTCTGATAGAACTGGAGGGGAAGGACGAGGGCAAGCAATGGATAGCGGTGGACAGGGCTTTCCGAATCTTTAAATGTCCGGAATGCGGCAGTCGGATTATTATGAACAATTCAGACAGTCCGCTGCCGAATTCCTGCGATCATTGCGGAGCGATTCTCCTTGGAGGGGGCAACACCGGCGAAGGCAGGGATATCGAAGTTAAGGAGTAATTGTATGACATCTAAAGAATACCTTTCACAGGTGAGAACAATGGACAACCGCCTGCGGCTGATCGGGCAGAAGATCGAGCGGCTGCGGTCGGTGCTGGAGTACCGTTCACCGTCCTTTGAGGGAGCGGGCGGGGGCGGGAACGCTGACCGTCTGCCGGACACGGTGTCGCTGATTATGGAGTACGAACAGCAGGCCGAGAAGCTCCGGGTGGAGTACATCGAGAAATTCAAGGAGATAGACCGCTGCATTGCCGCCGTTCCCGATGCTGTCCTGCGTGAGGTGCTGGAGCGCCGGTATCTTCACTATCAGCACTGGGAGCAGATCGCGGAGGAGATGCACTATTCACAGCGGCACATCCTCCGTCTGCACGGTGCGGCACTGCAAAGGATAAGATGTCATTGAATGTCACCTTTGATGTGTGTTATTATTAAGATGCAGAGAAAGGGAAACAGACCTCCTGATCTTGGTTGATATGGCGAATGACGAAGGGCAGACGTGAACGAGCGGCTGTCCTTTTGTCGTGGAGGAGAAAGGAGCGGGCATCATGCTCAAAGCCTGCCAGTACTGCGGACGCATCCACAGCAAGAAAACAGACTGTCCCGCAAAGATCAGAACGCTCCGCGAGCGTGACGCTATTCAACGGGAGCGTGAGAGCGAGATACGCTCCTTCCGCAGCTCCGGCGCCTGGAAACGCAAAGCTAAAGCCATTATCAGACGTGATAAGGGCCTTTGCCTTGTCTGCCGTGCTGAACTGGACTCTCTCGGCAGATGTACAGGCACGCTTATAGGTGCAGAAGTTCATCATATTGTGCCGCTTTCGGTCGATTTTTCAGCACGTCTGGATGATGATAATCTGATAACTCTCTGCCGTGTGCATCATGAGGATGCAGAGCGCGGCGATATACCGGCTGAATATCTGAAAGGGCTTGTCCGCGCGGCTTCAGCGGACATACCCCCCCGGGGGTAAGGCAATTTCCGGCAGGACGCCGGGCGACCGACTGCCCCCACACAAACACAAAAAACTCCCTAAATGAAAAATCAGGAGGTAAAGATATGGCAAGACCTGCCAAACCGGTCGCTTTGACAAGCAAGCATCTGACGAAGCAGGAGCTTTCGGAGCGGGAGAGGATCGAGAAGAGGCTGCGGGGGGACAGGGTACACATTACCTGTCCGGGGGACCTGACTCCGGCGCAGAAGAAGATTTTCCGCAGGATCGTCAAGGAGCTGTCCGGCAGCGACATCCTCGGAAGCCTTGATGCCTATCTGTTAAGGACGGCTGCGATCTGCATCGACCGGCTCCAGATGATCGAGGGTCAGATAAACGAAGCCCCCGAGCTGCTCCGGAGTACGTCTCTGATGAGCGCCAAGGACAAGTACACGAAAGATTTCTTCCGCTGCTGCAACGAGCTGGGGCTCTCTCCGCAGAGCCGGGCGAAGTTTGCGAACCTTATGTCCGCCAAGACCGAGGATCCTCTTATCGCTGCGCTGTCGGCAGACGATGACGATGACGAGGAAGAGGAAGAATAGATGCACATTTCGGTCTATCTTGCATACTTGCAGCTTGATGTGTTGAAGGTCAGAGTGGGCATCATCGAGCCGCTGCCGGAGGAAGTGCGAAACGGAGCGATAAGACGTGGATATCCGAAAGACCAAAGCGTATAAATACGCGCTGCTCTGTGCGGAAGATGACAGCGGCAGGACGCCGAAGTACGTTAAGCTCCAGGCGCAGCAGTGGCTTCAGATAGCTGACGGAAAGTGCAGCTATGCGAGGGTGAGCCTGTCCGCGATCAAGCGGGTGCGGCGGATAATGAAGCTGATGATACACCCGGACCTGGGCTGCGATATGTACTCCGGGCTGGAGCCTTACGGGCTGTTTCTGATCTACGCTGCCTTCGGCACCGTAAAGCCGGACGGCAGCTGGTACTACAAGACAATTCTTTTAGAGATCGCAAGGAAGAACTTCAAGACGTTCACCTCAGCGGTCATTTTTATTGTGGGGATGCTCATATCTCCGAAGTTCAGCCGGTTCTTTTCCGTCGCTCCGGACTTCAAGCTCTCCAACGAGCTGCGGCTTGCGGTGCGGAA